ATAATTGAATCTACCTTATTAACCAGTGCTGAGCCGTCAAAGTTCTCCAATTGGTCAACCTTGGTTTTAACAGCATCAATTTTGCCCTGTAAAGTACCATCGTTGTAGTTCTCCAATTGGTCAACTTTTGCCTTAACTGAAGCTATTCCTGCATTATCTGGAGCCACATAATCTTCGGATTGAAGTGGAGTTCCTAAATCTACAATGAGCGCATTAGTATCAGTGAAATCGGGATTTTCTAAAGTGTCAACTTTAGTTTTAACAGCTTGCGTTGTAGCCTCTTTGGCTAAGACATTGGAAGCTTCGATTTCCGCCAAGGTGGGCTTACCGTCTAATTGATCTATTATTGATGGTACATTCATTTCAATATTGTTAGTACTGACTTCAATTACATCTAGTTTACCACCCACACGCTCCAAGTCGGCACGAATGGCAGCTACAAGAACTGTTTCATCAATATTGGTATTCCCAATTGCTCCTACAATTGCGTTAATCAACATTTGGTTATCGCCTTCGTTGAGTAAATGACTTTCGACAGTATAAGCAATTAGTTCTACTTGGCTTGTTGTCAATGAATAACCTGTTTTATCTTCAACTGTCGTTTTAATAGAATCTACAACTGTTTTGATTGCATCAATTTTGGCTACTAAAGCCGTATCGTTGTAGTTTGATAAAGTATCTACTTTGGTTTTAATTGATTGCGAAGTACCTTCTTTTGCTAAAATAGTGGAAGCTTCAATTTCTGCTAAAGTTGCACCTGCTGCACCTGCACTGGTCAACGTTCTTGTTTCATATTCCCAAACACTTTGAGCGGTTGCAGGTTCTACATAATCAGCATCAGCTAAACGTGTTGAAACTGCCACGTCTAAATTAGTATCGACTTTCAAAATCAACTCGTCTAATTTTTGGTTGTTTTCAATTAATTGTGGTGCATCTGTTGCCAATTGTATTTGATTACCCACATAGAATGATTGGATATAAACACCTTTAACCATTGAAGTTCTACGCTTAACACCTGAGCTTAAATCAACTCCAATAATATCAAATCCACTAATACCAATAAATCGGAAAGCGGAAGTATTATTTGACAAAGTAGCTAGTAATACACCAGATGTAGGGTCAACATCAACAGGAGAAGAACTTGGAACTTTCCAAAGTTTATAACCTAAATTGTCCCCACCTAATAACGTAAGCGAACTATCTCCATTGGCATCTTCGATTAATACATTAATTTGCTCATTTGTGTTGGCAGTAATAGTTGCTGGAGGTGTAGCAATTATTTTGTCAAAAGTAATTCCAGTGTTTAAAACCAACGATTTAATCGTTAATAGTTTGGTATCGTAATTGAAGCTTGCCACGTTAGTAGCCGATTGATTTTCCAACATTGAAGCGTTTTGCAAATCCAATGATTTTCCGTCTTTAAAAACAATTTGCCCATAAGATATATGTGGTTCTGAAAGTCTTAGAAAAGCCACGTAATCATATATTTTGTCTGGATTTTCCAAAGAAGTGTAAGCTCCTACCGTTGCACTATTAGTAACTGAAATTCCTGTATCTTCAATAGCTTTTACAACAATTGCTTTCTGACCTCCCGAAAAAGTAAAGAAGTCTGATTGTCTTTGATTGCCATACTTTTCCACGGCATAATACCAACTTCCTGTAGCAGTAGGCGGAATGTAAATTACCACCGAGCCTGTAACATCTGCATTGAAATATTTTTGAATCGCATTATTATCTTCTACATACACCGCAGAATTTGCTCCGAAACCTGAGATTGTTAATACGGTTGAAGTTCCTGTGGTGTCTTGGTAAACGCCTGTGATTTGAGCCGTACCTATTAAGGTGATTGCATTAAAAATAATCTTTTCAAATTTAGTACCTCTTGATAAAGTAATTCCTGTATTAACCACCAAACTCCAACCTGTATAAGCTTCTAAACTCGTCCCATTAGGTGTAACAATTAGGGTATCTAATGTAGGTGTAGCTAAATTAACAGCGTTTGCAGTTGCTTTGTAAGCTTTTAAAGCATCGTATAAATCATCATAGGTGCTGTTAGCCGTTACCGTTAATATTTTAGTTATTGGGTCTACAGTAAAACTAGAAGCTAGTTTAGCAATAGCATTTGTTCTAGTTAATGTTACATTTGTATCATTAAGTAAAGTCTGTTCAGAAAATAGGGTTAATGTACCTTTTAAATTAACAGGTCTTTTATCTAATAAATGCTCATAGCTTACATATCGTAAAATATCATTTCCACTTTGGTCGTTTGCAGCATTCCTGCAATCCATAAAGGCTGTGTATTGAGTTGAGTTGTTTGCAGCCCCTGTTGGTAATCTACCGATTAAGGCTAAAATTCTACCCGTTGCTACACCACTAACAGTACTTTGAATAAAGTGTTCGTCTGCTGTATAAGTAACTCTACTCCCGTTATTAGTATCTAATCTATAAACAATGGCATCTGTGATACCAACACCTAATGTATTAATAACATTTACAGAAACATTTTTAACAAACCTTGCAGCCATATTAACAGCTGAATTTGTTGCTAATTTAAAACCAGCCCAATCACCAAAGTTTCTAAACTCTACATAGTTTGCATTTCCTGAAAAGTTATTCATTATTGGTAAAGCACCTAAAAAGTTCCAATCCGTATAAATACGTGGGTTGCTTGGTGCTACTGATGGCAATGAAACAGGTGTATAACCTGAGTTATAAAATCTCATTCCGTTTAATGCTGCCGCTGATGCAAGTAGCGTTAAAGACATATTGTATAATTCCATTCCGTTAATAGTAATACCCCCACTATTCATACGATAGTTTGAGTTCTGGTCTGTGGCAGACCATTTACATTCGGTGATATTAGCCGTTCCTCCTAATTCTGCCACTTGATTAGTGTCAAACCAAACCCCTGAAATATTTAAAGTTCCGCTATTCAAAACACTTCTATGAGCTGGTAAATAAGTTGAATCACCTACTGGAAGCACTCTAGGCATAGCTAAAGCACGTGGATAAAATGGTGCTGTATAAGTACCATCTGTTCTTGCACCTGTTATAGTTAAAGTTCTACCTGAACCAATAGTTAATTCAATAGCTGAAACTTGATTAGACCAAACAATACAGTGTCTATTAGCATCGTAATAAAACACCGCAGCCGAACCTGTTAAGGCTAATCTTAACACGCCTAAATCATAAACGGCTTGTATACCTACACGATAAGTATTTACACCAAGTAAAGCGGATAAACCCGATGGGTCTGTGTCAACACCTGATTGGTTAATGTTAGTGCCACTAGCGCAAAACGAAAACGCTTCGCCTGTGATTTCACAACTTGGTACTCTGTTTATCGTCATAGAATTACCACTTGCTACGGCTGTAACTCGTGAATTAAAACCATTTACCAAAATGATTTGACCTAAAAGTGATGGACTTTGAAAGTTCGTGCCGATACCCGTAACGGTCATGCCATTACGAGCTATGCTGATTGTTCCAACTCCTGCAGTTGGTGCTACTGAAAAAGCAAATGCCATATCTATAAATTTACAACCACTTTTTTTGTGGCAATTTTGTTAGTCAATTCAATTTCTGTATAGAAACTATCGTCGGTTTTATCGGCTTTTATAAAGCGATACAAAACTACCGTTCCATAACTGTATTTGTATTTTTTGCCTGCTGCATCTTTTACCAAAAGCTCACGTGCAGTAGCTCCATGAATTAATGTCCAGAAGTTGAGTTTGTCCTCTTTTTTATCAATTGAAATAAGCATTTGTGCAAATTCTTCCTCTGTACCCGTATATCCTTTTTCTACAGCAATTTGGTAGGCACTTTTGCCGTCAATGCCGTGTTTATACAAATCCACAATTACCTTTATTGGAATTGGCGAATTGCAAAAAACTACCTGCGGACTATCACATTCAATGGTAACTATCATTATTTCGTGATTTTAAGATTTCCCCTGAAAATAATTCGTTTGGATTGCGTTTCTACAATCTCATAGAAATGCGTTCTATCGCTAAGGCTTTGCGCCAAGGGTTCAATTACCCACGTCATCACTTTGCCCACAACAGTAAGCGCACCCGCTGGTTTCACAAACGAGTTTTTGGCAGCTGAATTATAAACTACCAACTCAAACGTACCTGTCCAGTCGGCATCGGCAGTAAACCGCACGGCTACACGCTCACTGTGAGCCACACGGTCAATGTCGATATCTACCGCAATAGACGGATCAATAGTGATTTGTTTATGGATGTGTTGGTGGCTCATTTTATTTATTTTTGTCTCCCGAGAAAAAGGAAATTTTAATGTAAGCTAGTAATCCACCGATAGCTTGCATAGCTACCAGTTTCCAATTGATTTCCATGTGCCCAGAATCTATAGATTGTTGGATGACTACAAAAGCAGGCACTGCAATTGCAGAAATAGCCCCTTTGGCAATGTCTCGCCAATTCAAGCTGTATTTTTTTGATTGCTTTCTCATTTTGGGTTTTATTTTTTATTTGAAGAGCAAAGAGTTGATACTCTTTGCTCTTTTTGAAATGTCAATATCTAACCATTAAAACACCTGTACTGGTGCGATACTGGTCTCCCACGGCTAAACCTCCAGTTGTAGCTGCTGCATTATCAGCATATACAGGCATACTAGCAGTATTGATTTTACCTCTTAATACCGTTTTGACAATGTCAGTATTTCCAAGTGTAGCGGTGTTAGAGCCTGCGCCTATAGCTTCACACCCTATAACAATTTCATTTGTGTTATTTTCAGACCAGTTACCAGCACTAGCTCTTTTCCCTATATATACCCCTTTACTTGGCGATCCGTTAGCACTAACAATGTTAACCAAAGCTCCAGCTTCGATACCTACTGCAGTATTATCCGACCCTGTAAGATTGTTAGATAAGGCATAACTTCCAATGCCAGTGTTCTGATTTCCTTGACTATTTAAACCTAGAGCAAAGTATCCATAAGCAGTATCATATTGTCCAGTAGAATTACTCCTAAATGCATCTCTTCCGAATGATGTATTCAGATAAATAGAGCCTTTGCCAGTATTCCAAACAGTTCTTTTATAACTATCAAACTCTAGCGGTTCAACACTTACACTTGGAAATTCTACCCAAGTTTTGTCTCCTCTAAAATACTGAGAAGAGGTCCCAGGAGCAATAGTATTTTCTTTCCCCGAAATGTCAGGAACTAAGCTAGACTTAGCCACTTTTTTAACCACTTTATCAGTACCGATGGTTAGGATGTCGTCATTACTTCCGCCAGCAGTAAGCTTAGTTAATTTAATTGTTGGGTGCACAGGAATTGTTTGTGCATTTGTCGAAATTGCCAAAAAGGCAAATAAAATAAAAATCAGTTTTTTCATGTGTAAAAAATATTTAATTAATAATTGGTTAAATGTCATAGGAGGAAGGGTTGCCAATATCCCCCCCCAAATAGTTGGCGTTGATAATTTCATTGCCAATGCGAAGCATGCAATAATCGCCCGGTGCTAAAGTTCCAGGTGTTGTTTTTCCTGCTTGTTCGAAAACGAGCATTTCTCCGTGGGGGATGAAGCGTATGGAATGCGTTACTTTTTTCAACACATTCCTCAATATAGCAGGTGTGATTTTCTTAGTTGTGTTATCTCCTAAATCAGTATCTATCAGAGCGATAATTTCAGCTGTTTTCATAAATTTTGGGTTTTAAATTTCAAATCCACGGCTAAATCCATCAGAAAACGAAGCCTGAATGAGTTTAACTACGTTGATACATATATCTTTTATTTTTTCAAATGCTATTCCTGTCATCGTTTCTATTTTTAATCGTAAATTCCAAATACAAAATCAGTTTTTCGAGCGAAAGCAATTCCATCTGGAGTACTATTAGTATTAGTTTCTGTGCAGTTTATCCCTCCACAATCCTTGGTGTACAATGGATATTTGTCTTTGTTTTGGCAAATCCACAGTCGCATTCGTTCCATCAATGGGTCGATTCTGTCTTGAATAGCAATATCAATCTTGAACTTAATATCCTTCATGTCGCCACTTGCTGCACCTCCTTCGTTTCCTCCGATTACTTTAGGATTGTTGAGCTGTTGTCCTGCCGATGTATGACGTAACCAGCTAGGCACAATTGTCATCATGTCAACACATTCAGCAGTCAATTTCCAAAGGAATCTATCCCATAACTTCACGTATTCTTTATTATCTACAAATTCAATCGCATTGATAATTGTACCTACTGGAATGTCTGTGTTGTATAGATTGTAACTATTCGTTCCGTTTTCTACAGCGTTGATTTTAGCTAATATTTCCTGTTGATTTTCATTGGTAACAACTTTGTTTTTTTGACTTATGAAATCCTCATAAAAAAGGTCTCCAATACAATTAGCAATGAATCGCTCTTCTGCTACTATTATGTTTTGCAAAATTTGTCGTTCGTCTATAACATGGTCTGTTGCAGAATGGAATAATACCTCATCTGGAACTATAAGCACATTTCTATTTAGTCTGTTGATTCGATACATTTGTTTTGGCTTTAGCTCCTATAATTTCACTTCCTTTCGTTGAATCTTCCAGTGGTAACTCCCCTATCAATTTTCTACCTTCATCTATAGTTAAAATCCCGTTGATGTCAATTTCTCCAACGAAGGATGCAGGAGATATTTTTTTGAATCCTAAAGGGAAATCACTCCATTTTGTCCCCACCCAATTGTCATATATTTCAAAAAGTGGCTTTATAAAATCATTCATGATTTCTTTTTGTGCTGGCTCGATGACAGTTTTGTACTTTGTGTCAAATATCGAACTCAAATAAGCAAAACCATTGCTGCCTAATCCTCCTGATTGATGTTGTCCATACAGGGTAGAATCCCAATTGTTTGAATCGATGATTTTGCTTTCTATGATTTTATCCAATTCTATGTAGGAACCGTCTTTTTTTGTGTCGTAGGATTCTAGCTTTGAACCTGTAATTCCTTTTTGTCCTGCAATAACTGCCCATCTTCCACGCTTGCCATCTCCAGTATGTGTTTTGATTATCTCTTTACCTATTTTGTTGGCTTCGGGCTGAGAGATATTACCTTCTAAGAATACTGCACCTCCAACCACTAAGTTGTTTTCGAAATCATCAATATTGTGGCGTGCTGCTTTGTATTCCAAAATTTGTTGTGGCAAACTTGACACATTGTTTGGCATACCATAATACTCATATCCGGGCAATTCATTTTTTATATGAATTACACAATGCTCCGTTCCTTTGTCGCTTTGATACCATTTCATTTTGGTATCTCCGTAATAAATGGGTAATTCTACAGCTTCATCGTCAACCAATGACCAAGCGGTATTTTTGTTGAATTTTTTGGAGATAAAAACGCTTTCGCAAATGTCATCTTCATTAGGTTCAGATAATCTGCAATCTAGAAAAGGACGGTTTATCACTCGAATTTCTTTTTTGCTACCCGCTTTAACTCGGATAATTTCCACGAAATTGTTACCAACGGTAAACTTGTTATTGAAAATCGACTTTAGAACTTTATGCAAACTTTGTCCTTTTTTGTTGACCCTTTTACACCAATCGGTAAAATCAACATCTTCATTTCCTTCAGTAAAATACAAGTCTCCTGAGCAGTAATCCGTTTTTGAATTGACACACGAGTTATTGGTGGGACTTAATAATTTAGCCTCAAATAATAATTGAAAAAAATTATCATCTGGGGCTAAAAAAGGAACGTATTTTTTATTTTTAGAAGGTACGTAAAGAAAAGCCGAGGACTTGCCAGTTGGCTCAAATGGTATTGGGTTTTTAACGTCTAACTGGACGTTACTTACCGTTACCTTTTGGCTGCTTTGTGCTGGTTGTATTTTCATATTCTGTTGTTCTTTCTAAAAAGTCTTTTGATTTTGATTTTTCAATTTCGGCAATATTGGGCAACTTTTCAAAAAGGTCAAGTAAGCTCTTATCATTGCTTTTCAATGCAATTTCAGCTAAAACCTCCAAGTCATTTCTCTGACCTAAAGGAAGACCAGAGCCATTGAAACCAATGACTCTGTCTTTGTGTTCATCCTTAACTCTCATGGCTTATTGAAACGCTATTAAAGAATCAATTCCACCAGTATATTCAAATGCCGCTCTATTGTACTCTCCTTTAAACATCACATTCGCACCCTGAAAATCTTCAAATTTCTTTCCTGAAGTTCCATCAGTTCCGTCCATTTTAACCTCAAAATAAGGGATCAATGAAGCATTTACATAGCGCTCACCAACAACTAATACTACTCCAGTATTAAGTTCTATGATTAAGCCTAAACCACAACAGCATCCAGCAGTATCTAAACTCATAAGATAAGATGTCAAGTCATTGGTTAAACCAGGAAGCTGCACACTGATATCAAATTCATATTTTACCGAACAACCAGTTACGGTGTGTTTGAATTTGAATTCCACTTCTTTTCGTTGGAAATTGATAGGGAATAATTTTGCACCTCCCGAAGCTGTTGCTCCAGCTCTAAGAGCTAGAACTGTATAAGGATCTTTTGCAGCGACCTGAGTGAAATTGAAGTCTGATGGGTCGAATACCCATATTCTAGAAACTCCCCCGCTTACTCCACCGCATGGCTTGGTATATGATTTTAATGTTACGCAAAGCATAATTTTTTTATTTTAAGATTAGACAATATTGGTAATTGCAAAAACAGTGTTTTGTGGACTGGCAATTTCAGTACCTGCACATAAGTGCATTTTGTATCTCCACACCTCATCGTCTTCGGACCACCAAACACGTAAACCTTGGTTCAAGCTAGCACCTCCACCGTATTCGTCATTCGTCCCGAAAATGAAGTTGTTTCTCAATGTGAAAATCAATGCGTGTGCATCGTTTCCATCATTCAAACTTTCCAAAACAGGCGTCCATGTAGGTTCTACATATATTGGAACTCCTCTGAATTTCAGAGTTGGAATACCATCAACGTAATACCCGATTTCTCCGTTTTTTTCTTGGATAGATGCGTAGTACTTTTGCAAAGCTTCCGCTAGATTTTCATCCACATAGAAACCTAAATCCGTTTTCAATTGGGCACGCATTACACGAGTTCTTTTTTGGAAAGCTTCATCAAATATGGCGTAAGCCTGTGCAGGTGTAACTGTTGAAGGAATAGCTCCAAGAACTACAGGTTTGTATTGCTCTTCTCCTGCAATATAATCAGCGTATTTTGTGAAAATACCGTCAAATTTATTGATAGAGAATTCGTCATTTTCAGGACGTGTAACATCTCCAAAATAAGAATTGGTTGCAATGTCCATTCCGATGATTTTCTTGAAGAAAGTCAAAGTAATGTCTTTAAACATTGGGTTCTTATTACGGA